ATTAATACTTGGTATAATGTAGCTGCACCAACTACTGCTAATTCTAAAGTGTTAGTAGCATCTAAATTAGTTACTCTAATATATCTTACATCTTCTTTATCTATCTGAACTGCTGAACCATAAGAGTTAGTATCAAAAGCTGCTAAGAAAGTAGTTTGTCCTGTAGTACAAGTTACAATACGTTCATAGACATTATTGATACCTGTAGTTGTTACTGTGTTTGTTGTACCTCTAACTGCTGAGTTAAGTGTTACACTCTCACTTATCGTTGTTGTTAAATCTGCCATAATTATAATTTATAAGTTATTTTTGGTGGTATTAGTTGTATTGTTAATTTTCCTATTTTTATTTTAAACATTATTTACCTGCGTATGTTGTTAGTTGTGGTGCTATACAAGTGTTGTAGTCGTTCTCTATTACTATTGGTAATGTAAACACCCATCCACTTACTGAGTTATCAAATCGTTCTGTAAATGGTTCTATCGTTATATCTCCCTCTGTAAAGTATGCAGGACTTTCTCCTTGACTTGCGTTAGACAAGTATAAACTCTCTCCGTTCTTTAGTGTACCTATCAAGTCATTACAAATACTAAGACAATCAGACAGAACTTCCTGCTCATTACTCTCATCAGGAAAGACTAAGTCCATAATAAAGATTTGAAAGTTTAAAGTCATTTGATTATTCTGTGCTATTGCATTAACAGGATTAATGTGCATTAAAGGATATAACTCATTTGTTTCTAAAGAAATCTCGTATATATCTCCAGTAGTTACTGTTTTGATTTGGTACTGATTAGAACCTAATTGCTTTAAGGTATCTACTGTATTGTTATAATTCTTAAAATGCGTCATCTATTAACTTTTTTTGTTTCGTTTAAATCAACCTCATAAGTTAGCCAAGTTAAACACTCGTATAAACTTAATTTAGTAATTGATTGTAAGTTTACTATTTCTCCATTTGTCAATCTGTACATCACTCCAAACCATCCCCACTTCTGTGCGAACTTATCGTCTGTAGTGATTGTATCTCCTGATTCACTCGTTCCGTTAAATACAACGGCAAAATCTCTGATAGTTCGTTCCCTAAAGTCCAAAAAAAAACCAATGAACTATTTACATCTGCTGCTTTCATCTTCTTAAACTTCTCTGCCCTCATCCTAACCTCACTACCATTATAAGCAGTTATAGAATATTGCTTACCATTCTTCTCTACTATTGGTCTGTAAAGAACTGCCATTATCTTAGCCAGGTTATTCTCTATTCCTGCTTGTATGTAAGTTTCAATATCGGCATAAGCACCGAGAGATATCTCACTTAAATCAGGATGAAATCCGTACTCAATCCCATCTACTACAATTATTCTCTTTAACCTACTGTTAGCATCCTTTTGCAATTCAGCTATCTTACTTAAAATATTAGATACGTCATTTATACCTAACTCTTTTATAAGTTTCTTCGGTATATTAGACAACAAGCTAATTGTATCTAATGCTTCTTTAGACTTAGACTTACTACTCATAGTAATAAGTTTAGCCCATTTATCAAGTGTTACATCATTCCAACTGTTTATAAGATTGTAAGTGTTTTGCTTACCATCTTTCTTAATGTTTACTTTCATTATTATATAATAGAAATTTAATTAATATAGTTTAAAATTACTATATTTGCTGAGTTTTCAATGAGTTTTTGTTAGAAAAAGGTGTTAATTTTTAAAGATTGCACCTTTTTTTTATACTTTTTTTTAAATAATTTACTAGAGTAAAACAATCTTTTTTGTTAAATAAGTTGTTAATAATTTGGTGGATAACAAAAAGGTTGTATCTTTGTACCATAATTAATAACAAAAACTTAAAACAAATGAAAACAAGATTAAATTTACAAGAAGTAACAGAAACAGCAACTGGAGTAGAATTAGCTAAAGTAACTATAGATATGTGTTCAGTAAAATATAGAAGTAATTCAGTAATAAGAATTAAAGCTAATGTAACTCATCATGTAGTTAAGATAACATCATCACACTGTATAGGAGACCTTAAGTTTATTGTAGAGAACTTACAACAAGATAAGGTAAGAGCATTTGCAAAAGAGAAATTAGCTGCACACAAAGTATTAAATTCACCTTTAACAATAAATAATTAAAAAAACTTTAATAATCAAGGAAGGTAGTGGAAGAACAAAGGTCAGATTAAATTCTGAGCCACTACCAACCTTACTTAATCCTAAAAAACAAACAAATATAAGGGGGTAAAACAACGGATAGGTAAAGAGACTTAAGAGAAGGATTACAAGCCAAGAGTAGCTAATAATTCACGCACCTATCGGAAGGACTTGACGGAGACCAAATATAAGTTGGAGATAATATCAGAAATTAGTCTAAACTTTGCCGAACAAGTACCCCCTTTTTTATTGCACAAAATACTTACCATAGTTACTATCCACTTCATAATACATACGCATAGCCAAAGCATCAGAGTAGTCAGGAGAACGTCCTAAAATAGATTTAACATTATCCTTAGAAAGTATTTGTAGTTTATTATCCTTATCTGCGTCCTTAGTTCTTACCTGCTCTAACTCCTCAATTATATAACTCTTTATATTTACATCAGAACAACTAACACCTAACTGTCCTTTATTAATTAAGTCAGCTAATTTATAATAGCATTGTGTCTTTAGGTTTTGATAGTTCTCTCCTTTAATTGGTCTTGAATTATTAATAAACCCTTGACAACGTAAGTAATCTTTTACACCACCTCCTACTCCGTCCTCATCTACTATGATGTTTCTTAAATTAACTTGGTTGTCTTGTTGTATCTTTTTAATTTGCTCTACAACCTCATTTACAGACGATTTAAGCATAGTTTTAATATATGTGGTATGTAAACCCTTCCAAAGCATTATAACTGTTCTATCGCTTCCAAATCGTGCTACATCACAAGTTATGTACTTATCTCCATCAATACCTTGTTGATTAAATAAACTTACTATAGCATTGTAATCTATTAAACCGTCATCAGTTGCATCGTATTCCCAGTTACCATATAAGAGTCGTTGCTTACTTAGTTCGTCTAATTCAGATAGCTGCTTCTCATAATGCTGAGAGATATACTGATTATCTTTAACTAAGGACTGTATAAACTTTCTGTAAGGTTTTATAGTGTTGTCTTTAGCAGGTCTGTAGTATTCTGTATATACCCAGTTCTTTGCAGGATTACAAGTCATTACAAGTTTAGGTATTAAATCGTTCTCATCTAATTTGTATCTTAATCTTGAAGCTACTACGTTTTTAGCCTTTTCCGTTATTTGGTTTGCTTCGTCAATAAACGCACCAGTAATCTCAAGAGAACCTAGACTATCAAAGTTTCTGTCTGAAGGATATAAGAACAAGTCTTTAAGTATTATCTCGCTTCCGTTATAAAAGCTAATAATATTACTTGAGCCATTGAACGTATAGTGTTCTCCTGATTTTAGATTCCAAGCATTACAGACTTCAAAGAAAGTGTTTAGAGTAGTCTTTTTAAGAGCATCTAGCTTAGACCTACCCATTAGATACCTTGTGCCTTTATACTGTAAGCACATAAGAATTAAATAGCTTACACCTACCCAAGACTTACCTCCTCCTGCTGCACCACCAAATAATACTTCTTTAGTCTTTTTATCAAATAGGTATTTAAGACATTCCTTTTGTGTTACAGTAAATTCAGGATTAATCTCCAAGATTTATATTAATTTTAATAGGTTCGTTTCCTGATGTTAAATCTATTTCTTGCTTTTCATTGTAACCTCTCTTGCGTCCTCTTGTTCTTAAAAAGAATGTAGTAGCAGTTGTACTACCGTTTTCTATTTGTTTCTTTAAATGTGTTTCAGCAAAGTCAATAAACTTACTTTCTATACTATCTACTGCTTTACGATATTCCTCATCATTTTTACACCATATATAATGTTGTGTTCTACTAACCCCACACTTAACACTAGCTTCGGTAACTATACCTAGTGAAACCTCTAATGCTTCTAACATTTGCTCTTTGCCTAGTCGTGTACGTTTTTGTTCGTTTTCCATATTATATAATAGAAATTAATTGTATTCGTTTGGTAGCATTAATCTTATGCCTAAGTCAGACAATGCCCATATTCTAATCTGTTCTGCATATACTTCAAATTCCTTAGTATTCATTCTTGCTGTACTATTTAATGTTTGTATACCTATTGTTTTGTTTTCAGACAATTCTATGGTTTGCCATTCTGTAGAAAATTTTACTTTTAATATATCGTGCATTTCATCAGGAAAAAAACCTGTAAAATCTGATAGTTCTTGCACTATACATTTCCAGTAGTAATTGTTCTGCATATTGCTTCTATTGTTTCTTTGTTTCTTTACATCAACTATATAATCGTTTCCTAATTCTCTTAAATAGTTTATCAGACTTTGCTTGTCTTTATCATCTTTAATCACAAACTTCATTAGCTTGTTAGTTTTTCTTTAGTGTCTTTCCATATTCTATCTTGTCTTTTACTTAGTGATGGTTCTGTTCTTCTTAGTTGAGGAAAGCCGTTAAATGCTTTAGCTATCTCTTGCATATACTCTCCACAGTTTGGACACTCAGTACCCACATTAATAACTTTGCCGTTTTCTACTTTCATAACGACTTTACTAAATTCTTTTTTTATTTCACATTTGTTACATTGATATATTAACATAGTTTTTGTTTTAAAAATAAAGGAGAGTATAAAAACATTTAATTATTATTATGGCATTATGCCTACCCTCCTTTATATATGACTTATTCTTACATTCTTTTTCTTATCCTTTTCTAATATCTCCAGTTGGTTACTTAAATGGTCTATAGCTTTTTGTAAACATTCTTTAGGACTATTATGCTTTCTATCACTTCTTAGAATATATGTTAGTGCAGTTGCACAATTATAATTTAATTCGTAGTCCTCTATAATATCAAATGCTTTATAGCCATAGACTTTTCCTGTATAATAATTTGGTGTTTTATCTTTCATATTTATTTACTATTTGTTTAATTCCTTGATAGCAGTTATTCAAACAAGTACCACAATTACTTGTAGGTTTATAGTTAGTACCATAAATTGTATTGTATAACTCTACCATTTTCTTTTTAACTGTTACGTTTTTTGCTACTCCTGTCTTTACATCTTCCCAAATCAATAAACATTCTTCTATTAGTTCTTGTGGTATGTCATCAGGTCTTTCTACTTCTGTTGTCTTACTCCAATACTTCTGTGGACATTCCATTACTCCTATCCTAGCTTTTACTTTCATAAAACAAAGACACACCTTACAAGTACCTGTAGGTTTAAAGTAATATACGCACTCTCTACATAATGCTATGCGTTCTTGATACACCTCATCTTTAACAAAGAAATTACTCATCTAACAATTCTTTAAGTTGTTCTCTTACTTTGTCTATAGTCGTAAACAAACTGTTTCTACTTATACCTGTCTTTTTCGCTAGTCCTGTTAATGTATTACCCTCGTAATAATACAATCGGAAAACTGAAGCATCGTACCAATAAACAGATTCTAATGCTTGGTCAATAAGTTCTAGCTTTTGCCATTGTTTATATTCTTTAGGATTAGGTATGTTGTATAGATTCTTTTTGTTTTGTTCATCCTGCCAAGTTTTACTTTCATAAGTTACGTTGCTAGAACTTTCATCTATATGAGTATAGTATTTCTTATACTTATAATAGTAAGGACTTCTTACTGATGTAAAACTTCTTCTTAATACTACTGCACCATATCTTATTAATCCTTTCTGACCATCTTTTTCGTATATGTCTTTTAAAACTGTAGGATTCATTTGTAAAAAATATAACATTAATTCTTGTACTGCTTCTTCTATTTCGTTTATATCCTTAGTAAAAGTATAGGACATCTCTACAAATGTCTTTCTACAATCTGCTATTGCTTCATAAACTTTATTCATTATTGTATTCTATTTCTCGCAAATCATTTACCAAAACTTCTAACGCATTATCTAACAAAACTTTGTAAGACCTTACTATTTCTAAATTGCTTTTAGTTTGTATTCCTGCAAAATATCCATTAATCATTACAGAAGTATTAATAGGTATTATCATTAACCAGTCATTCCAATTTCCCATTGAAACATCTTCGCCATAACTATTGTGATATTCTAAAACGCAATCTAAAACCTCTTTAAAGTTTTCAAACTTTGCTTTAGTAGATATGTCTTTTGCAAATGTTAGCATTAAGTTTAAATAATCATTGACAACTATTTGGTGTGTAGTATTTGCAAATATAGGTTTGGTCATATTCAAATATAGAAAATTATTCATTCTATATTCTTTTCCTTTTTAATTTTATTAACAAGGTCTTTGTAATAACTTATCTTCTCTACATAATCTATACGCATCATTTTGAATGGTTGCCTTGCCTTTAACTGTAGTTCTTCAGCAGTTCCAACTCCATATTCGCTATCTAAATACATTCCAAATTTATACTGTTCTCCTTGACCAAATAAATTATCTGCTGCTGACTGTGGTTTTACATTTTGTTCTAGCCAACGAGTTGATAGATGACGTCTTGAAATAAAATGACCTGCATGAATATTTTTATAATGGTATTTACGTTTTGATGTATAACAAATTACCATACCATTAGAATCACAAGATTTTAATCTAATGTAAAGACTAAACCATTTGTCTAACTCTTTCTTTAGTTTACTTACAGGTTTCTTTACCCCCATATTAATTTCTGTTCAAATGTAGGTTTAGGTTTAAAGTATAAGTATTTAGCTACTGTTGTTTTTCTACCAAATCTAGTAGTAAATTCAATATCTGTAGTGTGTATAGGATAACCATTTTCTTTTAAATTGAATATAATACTAGCTAGTCTTGTAGCACCATATTCTCTTATAGCTTCTAAACTTGTTATATGTCCATAGTTTTTTAGATGCCATTTAATTGCATCAGTTTGTGTTTTGATTTCTTCTTTTGTAATTTTTATTGTTTTCATGTTAATAGTTTTTGTGATTGATAAAAAGGTACTTCTTTTGGATTCTTGTTTAAAGTATGTACTTGATAATAAGCATCATTAACTTTTAACTTATGCTGAATTGTCCACCGAAAAAATGTCTTTATATTTAAAAAAGGTTCAAATTCACAATACCTAACCCCAATATGAAACGCATCTTGTATTTGGTTAAATGTCATTCTCCTAAACCTGTTTTCTGTTTGTAAGTCTTGTGCAAATATTTTAGATAATGATGCCATTGTCTTAGCATCTGCCCTGTGTCCTAACTCTACTGATGTCTTAGCTACTAAGTCTAAGACATTTTCTGTTAGTTCCTTAATGTTTTCTTCCTGTAGTGTTTTCATAATTTTATACTTCTAATTAAATTTTCTTCTTCTAATTTTTCAAAAAATAAACCTTCTACTATCTCATCTAATTCCCTATGATATTCATCTGAAATAATATCAGGCATCATACCATTTGTGTACCATTTGGAAATAATATTTAAGATTTGTAATTCAGTTAGGTTTAAATCTTCTATAATGTTTTCGTTAAAATCTAATTCTTTCATTTTCTATAGTTTTTTAATTTGTATTTACTCATATCATTTTTTATATAACAACTTAACTTATAAGT